AGTTCACGTCATACGAACGGTTAGACGCCCATCGTGCAAAGCGTTTGAAGTATGATGCGCGCATCTGGCATCCCTCGGGCCGCATTCCGGGGAGATTGAAGGGCACACATGGCGACACCCGGCACCGAAAGCGACGAGGATCAAGCGGTCCTTGACGATCAGCAGCAGGACGACGAGCAGCAGGCCCAAACGCTGCCCGAGCCCGCTGGTGACGATGCGCCGGCCGGTGAGCGGGAGGCCGAGCAGGAAGCGGAAGCCTCCGAGGTGGTGGTGAGCTTGGGCGAGGAGCCCGAGCAGCCGCCCGAGGAAGACCCGAACAAGGCGCCCGAGTGGCTGCGCAATCTGCGCAAGGCCAACCGGGAGAAGGACCGGCGCATCCGCGAGCTGGAAGCCAAGCTGCAGGCCCCGGCCCCGGTGCAGCAGTCGGTGGTGGTGGGCGACAAGCCGACCCTGGCCGGATGCGACTACGACGCCGAGGTGTTCGAGCAGCAACTGAGCGAGTGGTCAGACCGCAAGCGCCAGGCCGATGACGCCCAGCGCAAGCAGCAGGCCGAGGCGCAGCAGGCCGAACAGGCGTGGCAGTCCAAGCGCCAGGGCTACGAGGCCGAGAAGGCTGAATTCCGGGCCAAGTACCCCGCGTTCGATGAGGCCGAAGAAGCCGTCAAAGACGCGCTGAACGTGACGCAGCAGGGCCTGATCCTGCATGCGATCAAGAACCGCGCCGCCCTGGTGGCCGCCCTCGGAGCGAGTCCGAAGAAACTGAAGGAACTGTCGGGCATCACCGATCCCATCCTGTTCACAGCCAGCATTGCGGTGCTGGAAAAGGAGTTGAAGGTGACGCCACGCAAGACTGCCCCACTGCCAGAAAAGCAACTGCGGGCGTCAGCGCCTGGTGCGCTGGTGTCGTCGGCAAGGCTGGACGAACTGCGGGCGAAGGCCGAGCGGTCGGGCGACTACACCGCCTACCTCGCGGCCAAGCGCTCGATGAAGAAGTAACACCGCGCGAGCCTGCCGCGCGCCCCTCGGGGCCAATGCAGTGCGAAGTGGCGACCGTCCGGCCCCAACGGATGAGATGAGCGAAGCAAGACCCCCTCAATCTCAATTCTTGGAGCCATCATGCCCAACGCACTCGCAAAAGACCTCGAACTGATGTTCGAAAACTTCGTGGAAGGCTTCGACGCCAACTGCGTGGTTTCCATGGAGGCCGAAACCTCCTACCCCGACGCCACCGCCATGCAGCGGGCCGGCGACACCTTCTACAAGAAGCAGGACTACCAGGCCGCTGTTGTGACCGGCCTGGATGTGTCGGCCGCCTCGCGCACCGATGTGATCGAGCGCTTCGTGCCGACCGTGTTCCGGTCGCCCGACAACGTGATCTACGAACTGGACGCCAAGGAACTGCGCGACCCGCAGCACATGACCAAGATGGGCCAAGCCGCTGCCAAGCGCCTGGCCGCCGAGGTGGACAAGAACCTGTACGCATCCGTTGCCGCCCAGGCTTCGATCTTCGTCAAGAAGGTGGGCGCCATCGCCTGGGACGACTTCGCCACGGCCGAGGCCCTGATGCTGTCTCGCGGTGTGGCTTCGGGCAACCTGAAGGCGTTCCTGAACCCGTTCGACTATCTGGTGGTCGCCAAGGATCTGGGCAACCGCGCCTATCTGGGTGATCGGTCCAAGGACGCATACGAGCGCTCCAAGGTTCCAGACATCGCCACGTTCGCCACATTCCGCACCGACAACGTGGCGAACGTGACGACCAACGGCACGGTGACTGGCACCACGATCAACGGCGCGCAGTCGTTCACCGTGACCGCAATGACCGGCGATGTCCCGACCGACAACCGCCGGATGACCCTGACCATCGCTGGCGCCAACATCGCCAACGTGGTGACAGGCGCGGCGTTCACCATCGCTGGCGTCAATGCGGTGCACAACATCGACAAGAGCGACACCGGCCAGCTGCAGACGTTCCGCGTCATCAGCGGCGCCGGCACGGCATCGGTGGTCATCACCCCGGCCATCATCGCCACTGGCCCCTACCAGAACTGCTCGGCTGTCGCTGGCAACGGCGCTGCCGTCACGTTCCTGAACAACGCCACCAAGCCGGCCAACCCGTTCTGGGCGCAAGGCGCGGTGACGCTGGACTACGGGCGTCTGCAGTTCCCGGCCGGCATGGGCGCCAACGTGATGACCGCCAACACCAAGAACGGCGTGCCGCTGGTGATGGTGGCGCAGATCAACGCGCAGACCGGCAAGGTCTTTGTCCGCAACACCACGCTCTACGCGGCGACGGTGCTGAACCCCGAGCAGTGCGGGGTTGTGGTGGCCAATCAGAGCTAGTCGCAGTTTTCTCGTCGGCTAGCAGGCATGCGAATCGGGACTCATCCACCCTTGCCGACGAGAACTCCACGGATGTCATTCAAGGATGAAATGAAAACCGATCTTCCGAGGGAGCAGGTGCAAACCTTGTTCGACTACAGCCCCGAAACCGGCGCGCTCACATGGCGCGCCGACTCCGGGCGCTGGGGGCGAATCAAGGCCGGCACTTTGGCTGGCGCTGTGTGCACCGGCGGCTATCGACAGGTGCGCGTTGATGGCCGTCTCAGGATGGTGCATCGCCTTGCGTGGATACACGCAATCGGGCCGATCACCACTGAAATGATCGACCACATCAACGGCGACCGGCAAGACAACCGGCTGTGCAACCTGCGGGAAGCAACGCGCGAGATGAACACACAGAACATCAAGCGCGCCAACTCGCGCAGCAGCCACGGGTTCCTGGGCGTCAGTCGGCAGGGCAATAGGTGGCGGGCAGAAATCAGCATCAAGAACAAGCAACGGCTCTTGGGCTACTTTCCGACACCAGAAGCGGCGCATGCGGTTTACCTGACCGCCAAGCGGCAACTGCACGAAGGGTGCACGATATGAAGACTTTCCCCCGCATGCTTTACCGCGCAGGCGCTGGCGTGCTGGTCGATGGCGTCGAGTGCGCTGCCCTGGTGGTGCACAGCGAGGCCGAGCAAGTGCAGGCCCTGGCCGATGGCTGGGGCTTCACTGCGCATGCCGAGCCGACCGAGCCCACCGACGACCTCCCGCCGACCCGCGTCGAACTGGAAGCCAAGGCCGCCGAGCTGGGCGTCAAGTTTGACGGCCGCTGGGGCGACAAGCGGCTGTCTGACGCCATCGCTGCGGCGCTGAAGGGCTGACCGTGGCAACCAAGGGCGAACTGATCGGGGATGCCTTCGCGGAACTGGCAATCGCCTCCTACGTGTTCGATCTGGAGCCCGAGGAGCAGCAGACCGCGCTGCGGCGCATGGACGCGCTCATGGCAGTCTGGGAGTCCCGCGGCATCCGCGTGGGCTACGTCTACGGCGGCGGCCTGGCCACCGAGTCGGGCCTGCCGCAGTACGCGCATGAGCCCGTGGTCGCTGCGCTGGCTGTGCGGCTGGCGCCAGGCTTCGGCAAGGCTGTGAGCGCGCAGACCCTGGCAACCGCCAAGAGCGGCTATGACGGGCTGATGTCGCGGTCTGCATTCCCGCCCGAGCAGCAGCTGCGCAACCTGCCCAGTGGGTCAGGCAACAAGCCAGACCACTATGTGCAGCAGCCGTTCCTGCCCGTTCCGACCGACACGCCGCTTGGCATTGCGCCAGGCGGTGATCTGACATTCACCGGGGGCTGAAGTGGCAACCATCATCAACTTGCCGCAAGGCTCCATCACGGCGGGTTCAACCCTGCCGTTCTATGACCCAGCCAACGGCGCAGACCGGCGCGCGTCGGTCACTGAGTTCGCCGCGCTGCTTCAAACGCTGCTGACCGCATCGGCCCCGCTGGCGCAGTACAGCGCACCAGCCGCAACGGGATTTTCCGTGACTATCGCGCCGGCTGTGTCGGGCCAATCGGTGCTGCTGCTGCTGACCCCTGCTGCCGGCTACGCAGCCGGCACGGTGGTGCTGCCTGCTGTTGCAACGGCTGTTGACGGGCAGGAAGTCTCCTGCACTTGCACGCAGTCTGTCGGCACGCTGACGGTGAGCGGCAACGGCGCCACGGTCAACGGTGCGCCAGCATCTTTCTCTGCCAACGGCTTCTTCAAACTGCGATTCGATGGCGTCTTTGGCGCCTGGTATCGCGTGGGCTAAGGATTCATCATGCCAACGATCAATGCAGGCGCATCTACCGCGCTGACCGTCGCCGTCGGGACATACTTGGAGGGCACTGGCGCCGGCATGGCTGTCATTGGCCCGGCCGCTGTCGTGGAGCCGCTGACCGCTGGCGATGCGTGGCAAGTCGGCCCGTTCGAC